TTGATAAAATTCTTCAGAATTTTCCATTATAGAATGCCCTTTAATTTTTAAAACAATATCATCAGCCATATCAATTAATACTGATGGGGAATTTTTCGATGAACTAATTTTTAAAATTTCCATATTTAAAATATTTTTGTTGATTCGAACCAGCGAGTCCTTTTAAAAGGAATAGGGATATGAGCCCTATGTAATCGGCCACTCTACCACCGCGCAAAATTAAAGTTTAATTCCATTTTCTGTTAAAAATTGACGTAATGTTGTATTTCCTCTATGTTCCATTCTTAAACCAAAACTTTTAATACTGTTTTTATCTTTTACTTCTTTATTTTTTAAAGAATATCTAGGTTGTCTATGTTCAATAGCGTTTAAAGATTTATCTAATAATTCATCTCTTGTTAATTCATCTTTATAACAGTCTACAATTCTCTGAAAATTATCCATATTATTTATTAAACCCCACGCGAGATTTCCATCAAACCAAAATCGTGGAAATTTAATTTTATTTTTCATTTTTCAATTTTCTTTTAATTAATTGTAGCCCGAATGGGAATCGAACCCATACTCCACAAGGGAACAGGTTTTTAAGACCTGTGCGTCTGCCACTTCCGCCACCGAGCCATACTTATTTTTCAGAATATTCAAATGAATACACCGTGGAACTTCTTTTTTGAAATCTACCACATAAGAATGCATTCTTACGAACTGTTTTGACGATTAATAGGCATCGTCTTATCAGTTCAGACCTCTATATAACAACACACAAAGAACGTTTAATATTTTTTCTACCTAATTTCCAACCTTTTGGAATAAGAGAATCTTTTTTTATCTTTTTATTTATTTTTTCATTAGTTATCCAGTGAGTTCCAAATTGAGAATTTTTGTTACCATTTTGTTTACCTTTATGCATTCTCATTTTTTCTTTCGTTTTTTCAGTGTGCTTTTTTCCCTCAAATGTTTTCCATCCTTTTAAATACTTTTGTTTTAAAGAATTACTTATTTTTTTACCTAATTTTTCAACCCATTCTTTATCATTCTCCAGTAACCAATTAATTCTTTCTCTATTTTTTCCAGATTTCATTACAGCTAAAGTACCTGCTTTTAAAAATTTTTGTTTATGTTCTTCATTTGAAAATCCACCATATCCTCCAACTTTAAGATTCATACACTGTAAATCTTTAATAAAATTTTCATTTACTATTTCAATTTCACGTTCTTTTAATTTTTCTCTATTTTTTAAAAATTCTAACCGTTCACAAATATGTTTTTCTTTTCCGTGTTTGTTTATTGAACGCCATAATTGTTTTCCACTTCCTAAATAACCATCATTTAAGTTATCTGTTGAATGCATTCCAATATAAAATCTTTTTGTTACATTACAAGTTGTTTTATAAATGTAATGATATTTCTTTTGTTTCCTTGGCATGATATAGTTTATTTTATATATCATAAAACCAAGGTACAAAATGTTTCCGGTGGAAAGAGGAGGATTCGAACCTCCGAAGACGCAAGCCAATGGAGCTACAATCCATCCCGTTTGACCACTTCGGTACCTTTCCATCTGTTGAGTTGCATTGCATTTACAACTCAACTAAATGACATCAACCACTCTTAGTCCCTTAACCAGAGTTAGCAGGTAATCTAGAAACCTGCCGAGGTCCAACTAAAAAAGTTGAACGACTCAAAACAGTGGATTTAAACCACTTGAAAATATATGTATTTTTTAAGCATCTATCTTAAATTACCATTATTTAGCTTAAAAACTTAAGGGATTTCATTTTATCTATCTTATTTATATCTAAATAGAGTCTGCCCCGATTGAATCAAGTATTTTAATATTTTCAAAGAACGTTACTCTGGTGGGATGAAAAGGATTCGAACCCCTGAAGACTTCGAAAAGCCACTCTATTTACCATAAAGCCCGGTTGACCGCTTCGGTACCACCCCATTATTCTTCATATTTTTTTCCACAAATCATACAATGATTATCTTCTGCATTAATATTTCCACCACATTCACACATTACTTCATCATATATTGGAGTACAATGTTCTTTACAATCAGTACATAAGTCATAAACAACAGGAGCTCCACAACAATCTGATATTACTCCCCCTTCTATAGTATCTTGAATATACTCTTGTAATTTTTCATTCATGATAACCAAATATTTCGTTTAACAAGCCATGCATTCATTTTCATTCCAATATCAAACCAGGTGTCAGCATCAACATCATTTTTAGCATTTTTAATTCTATTAACAATAAAATCAGCTATTTTTTGAAGAAACTTTTTCATAATTTTTTCGTATCCATGTTTTAATATTTTCAAAAGTCTCTACAACTTTATGTTGTTCTGTTATATCTAAATGCCTATAACTTTGCATAACTTCATAAAAATCTTGAGAATCTAATATATCGACATCATTACTATAAGAAAGCGTTGATAATAATTCAGTCGATTTACTAAGTATCATATCTTCATAGTCTTCTTTTTCCACATATTCTATTTTTTTACCACTTCCTATTACTCCATTCAAAATCAATAAAGTCTCTAATGAACCAAGTCTTCTCATTTTTTCATATAAACGCCAATTTTTAGATTTTTTATGATATTCAGTGAGAACATTTGTTAAAAATTTATGTTGATCCATAAGTTGTATATCTAATATGAAGCTAATATAATAAAAAAATATGACATAAAAAAATTTTTTTAAAAAAAAACATAAAATTATCTTATGTTTTTAAAGGTGGGGATAGACAGACTCGAACTGCCACAGCCGAAGCGGGGGTTTTACAGACCCTTGAGCTCACCTATGCCCAGTATCCCCATTAAAAGTAGCGCCGACGAGAGTCGAACTCGCATCTCACGGATTGAAGGTCCGGGTTCCTGTCCAGTTAGAAGACGGCGCCATATAGAGAATATCTGGTTTTCCTTACAGGATTTGAACCTGTGACTTCCTGCATGCTGGTATCCTAGTCCACTAGATCAAAAGAAAATAATTGATATTCCCTATTCAATATATTTCATTATTTCATTTTTCTTCCTAATCTCCATTCATTAAGAATAATTTCTCCTTTTTTAATTTTTTTATTTTCTTTTCCATTTGTTATCCAACAAGTTCCATATTGTGAATTTCTTTCTCCTTTTTGAGTTATAGAATTTGCTAATCCTATTTTTCTTTTAGATTTTTCAGAATGTTTTCTACCAACCCAAACAGTATTACCTTTTAATTTTTCCGAAATTTTATTTTTTATTGCTTTACTCCATTCTTCATTTTTCCATAATTCTCTTAAAATATTATTATTATGTTTACTTCCCCATCTTGTTTTTTTGCTTTTTTCAAGAAATTTTTTTCGATGAGTTTCATTATGAAATCCGCCTTCGCCGCCTAGAGATATATTCATACATAATGGATCTTTTAATAAACCTTCATTTACTATTTCACTTTCACGTTTTTTTAATTTTTTTCTATTATTAAAAAACTCTATTGGTTTGCAAACATGTTTTTCTTTTCCATACTTGTTAATTGAATACCATAATCTTGTTCCACTTCCTAAATAACCATCATCTAAGTTATCTGTTGAATGCATTCCAATATAAAATCTTTTTGTTACATTACAAGTTGTTTTGTAAATAAAATGATACTTTTTTTGTTTTCTTGGCATAATAAGTTTATTTTATATATCATAAAACCAAGGTACAAAATGTTCACAGTGCCTAAAATGGGATTCGAACCCACACTCTATAAGAACCGGTTCCTTGGACCGGCGCGTCTACCAATTCCGCCACTTAGGCAATTTTTTTTGTACCTCTAATGGGACTCGAACCCATAATAGATTTCTCCTTCTGATCCTAAATCAGATGCTTTACCATTTTGCTATAGAGGCAATTAAGTCGGGATAGCCGGAATCGAACCGACGACCTCCTGGTCCCAAACCAGGCGCGCTACCGGACTGCGCTACACCCCGTAATATTGTCGGGTGGAAGCGGATCGAACGCTTCAAACGATGCTTCCAATGCACCGTCGCCTTAGCCCTGGTCACCACCCGTTTCATTTCAACTTTATTTTTCTTCCTAATTCCCAACCATTAGGAATTAAACCTTCTTTCTTTATTTTTTTATTTTGTTTTCCATTCGTTATCCAACAAGTATCAAATTGAGAATTTTTATATCCTTTTTGTTTTCCTTGTTGAGATAATTTCATTTTTTCTATGGTTTCTTTAGAATGTTTTTGTCCTTTCCATATACCTACTAATTCTCCACTTAAATATCTTGGATCATTATTAGAAACCGAAAAAATATTTCCATTTTTATTTTTTACATTTAGCATTCCTTTAAAATTATGAACTAATTCTCCACTTAAATATCTTGAATCATTTATAGAAACACTAAATGTTTTTCCATTTTTATCTTTTACTGTAACATGTCCCTTAAAATTATGAACTAATTCTCCACTTAAATATCTTGAATCATTTATAGAAACACTAAATGTTTTTCCATTTTTATCTTTTACTGTAACTTTTCCTTTTAGGTGATAAACTAATTCTCCACTTAAATATCTTGAATCATTTATAGAAACACTAAATGTTTTTCCATTTTTATCTTTTACTGTAACTAATCCTAATCCAAAATCTGATCCATTACCTTTTGATAAATTCATACATAAAGGATCTTGTAATATTTTTTTACTTATTATTTTAATTTCTCTTTCTTTTAATTCTTTTCTATTTAATAAATATTCTAAAATTTTTTTAGAATGTATTTCTCTTCCGTATCTTTTAATAGATTTACTTAATTCAGAACCACTACCTAAATAACCATCATTAAGATTATTAGTTGAATGCATTCCATAATAATATCTTTTTGTTAAAGAACACGTTGTTTTATAAATGTAATGATATTTTTTTTCTTTTCTTGACATATAAGTTTTATTTTATATATTCAAGAAAAAAGTACAAAAAAATGCTAGTTACCCTCCTAAGAATCGAACTTAGATCTTCAGGACCAAAACCTGACGTAATTATCCATTATACCAAAGGGCAATTTTG